TGTTACCTTTCCAGGAGTATAATTAGCCTCCTCAAGAACTGCTTTTCCTGTTTGAGGATTAGTTCCAATATAGGTCATCGCATGCCCCACTGATCCTTCACCAGATAGAATTGTGTCGCCTGGTTTTATTTTGCTCCAATCTTTTGAACCTGCTTTATTAATTGCATTAATCTTGTCATTTTTATCAAAAAGTCCATAAGGAAGACTTGGATTGAGTGTCCTAGCATATAAAACACAATTACCACCTAATCCCTTTGTATCTTTCAAAAATTGGACTCCTTGAGAATTACTGGTAGGAGAAGATTCCACTAGAGAAGTTGGTTTAGCCTGATCCATTGGTTCTTCTGCACCTGTCATAGGATCAAATAATTGGCTGCCTCCACCGAAGAACATAGCCTCTGGACCACCCATATTAAAGGACTGACCAGAAGAAGGATCAAAAATAATCTGTTCACCACTAATAGGATTGAATTGAATTTGAAATTTAGTTCCACCATCAATATCTCCTTTTCCGATCTGACCTAATCCAGTTTGGGTAACCTCTCCCGTTCTTTTATTAGTCAAAATTTGAGTGACTGACCCATCGTTCGCTGTTTGAAAGCTAATATCTAAATCAGCTGGATCTTCAGGAGTTTTGAAATTAGGGTCAGGAATATAAGTACGTGTTTCTGAATCATACATTAAACCACTTTTAGCAGCCTCTAAAGAGTCTTTCATTATTTGCTTCTCCCTTTCATTCGCCATTTCAACAGCTTGTTGATCTAATCCAGCAGTTTGTAGTTGCAAATCTTGTTGTATTTGAGCTCTTTGAGAAGAAATAGAGGATATTTTTTCATTAATACTATTAATTTCTTGTTCACTAGCACCACGGGCAATAGCAAGTTGTTGTTGTTCTTCTAACTTTTGTTGAGCAGAAATACTCTTTTCAATATCAGAAGCTCTTTGGTTGAGTTGATCTTGCCTTTCGGAAGTAGCTGAGCCATAAACAGAGCGCCCAGCCACTCTCATATCAGTTTCCTTAGCTTTTTGGGCATCTTCTCTAGCTCTTGCATAATCAGGCGCATATTTATTTTCGATTAAGCCTTGAATTTTTTTCTCTTGCGCCGCTAAATCCGCATTGACTTGATCAATAGCCTTTTTACCTCTAGCCTTTTCTAAAATTTCAGTATAATTTGCAGAACTAAGTGGGTCCAACATTTCCATATACCGCCCTCCTTCAGCAGCATTTGATTCTTTTATTCCTGAAAAATTGTCTAAAGCCCTCCTAATATTACCAGTACCTGCTAAATCTCCAATTTCTTGATCAGTGAAACCTTCATTTTGCAAATCACCATAAAGATTCCCCTTCATTGACTTAACTTGAGAATCATTATAATAAGATCCTTGTGGCTGACCCATTGTCCCCTGTTTTACAAGGTTTTGACCACCAGCAGTTTTATATTGTGTTCCAAATTGATTTCCTGGAGATGGAAGGGGATTTTTAGATTGAGAAGAAACTACTGGATTACTTGCTGTAGGAGTTTTTGAAGCTGCAGGAACAGCCCTTGCTTTCTCCATTATAGGTGTTGAGGAAGGGGGTACTACTGGGGTACCTTTCCATTGCGAAAAAGTACCACTAGGATTCTTTTTTTTGTAATCTGCAAATGATAAACCTGTAGCTGAAGTAGCCATAATTTAAAATTAAGTTTCGTTATAAGCGACCCATCCAGAGGAGAGCATTTTAACCGATTTTGCAGCATTGGTGGCGTCTGCGATAACTGCTACTCGGAAAGTGTCCATAGAACTGTTAGGGACATTTGTATTTAGAGAGCCTACTAGTGCGTTATCGACATAAAAAGTAGCCGTTGTGCCATCAAAATATCCCTCAAAAATATGCCCTGCAGTAACACTAGGGACAGTAGCCGAAATATCTGTTTTAGTCTGAGTAGCTCCGTCGGCTACTGAAATAAATAAAGTCCCATCTTGAACAATGAATCCAAAGTGGTCTAAAGTCATGACTGAGTTCTCCAAGCTTGTCCCTGCCATCGCAAACGGACACCACCCTATGAAACCTTCTTGGGCTGTGGCTTCTGTAAAACCAACCACTAATCGGAAAGATGGGCTTCTATTACTGGTATTAACTTGCAATGTTCCCGCTAAATCCCAAGCATAGAATGTTTGAGCAGCCATTGCATTGTTACTAGCAGCTGTTGTGACCGTTTTTTTCCCAGAGACCTCAGAGACTGCCCCCCCTGCGACTCCATCTGAGTTATCTCCATAAAGATAAACCCTTCTAGAGAGGGAATTATTTCTTACTAGGTCATGATAATGTTGTTCAGAACTATTCAATCCGCCTACTAAAGAAGCAGGATAAGTAACCAGTTGTGCGAACTGAGCTACTGCATTAGCCGTTGCGGCAGCAGAAAGACCACCAGACCAAGTAGCTGAAGTAGCACCGTTAGTCAAAGTAACATCTCTACGATCTCCATTAGAGAAAAGAACAGAATATACACCTGTTTTATAGGCCCAATTGCCCGTTAAAGTTCCCGAAACAGCTGCCATGGCAAGGCCAGCAGTAAAGGTGACAGTTCTAATATTTACTCTCAAATCAACATCGGAGTTTTTAAATAAATCATTAGTTTCCAGTGCATTATAATTCCCTTTAACAATGGGTATGGCTCCAAGTCCGTTAGCGTTAACAGTGGATGGCCCTGTATTAAAAGTACCTGGGTTAAGAGTCAATGGTTGACCATCTTCATAACTAGTTAGAGCTGGCGCAAGTGTTAGAGCATAGGCATCCGTTCCAACACTATCAACCGCATAAAAAGCAGAATTTGGTACATTTACTGATAGGGTTTCATCCCCTCCATCATTATTTTCAGTAAGAGTTACCTTTTTACCACCAATCAATTTCCCATTAAAATAACCTGCTGTGGTATCATTAGCAGAAACTTTAGCTTTCTCATCTGTACCAGCAGCTGCTGCTAATGCTGATAAAGTTACGGAAGACTGATTGACATCTTTAAATACCATATCATCACCAACCCTATTAATTTCAACATTTACATCATCAAACTGAATGGGCCCAGTAAGAATTCCCCCCGTTTTATCATATTTACTATTAACTGAGGTAGACATGTCATCATATAATTGCCAATTATTAGAGATAATAATTGTTGATCCTCCTCCATGTGAAGCCGTTGTGCTCGGACCTCCTTCGTAAGTAGGCAGGCCTCGTACAGTAACGGTAACCTGATTGCCAGTTATAGTACTTACCTTTAAGCCTTCCTCATTAACAGTACCTGGTTGTACAACAAAATAAACAAATTCGCCAGGTGTTATGGTAAATCCTGGGGCATTTTTTAAAGTTAAGACAAATGGGGCTACTGTTGTTTCCAACAATTCCCCCACAATTTGGGATTTATATTGGTTTTCTTTTGGAGCGGTGAGAAAATCAGACATATTTTATAAGGTGCCTTCCCCCTTTTAAATTAAATATAACTATCATTTGGGAAAAAATCTATAGGTAATGGTTCTATATGCATTTGGATCTTAGAAAGAACAAAGGCGCTAAATAAAACATCACTTTCAATTTTTATCTGAAATCTATAAGCAGACTGATAAACATTCTTTCTTACATTAAATAAATTCAATAGAATGTCCCCCTCTTGAGGCTCTCCCGTTAAAGGAACTGTACCTAGAGGGTCAACCCCTAAAGTAAAGGAGGAGCCAGTAGGATTGAAATCAGAACCGTCTAAGATATCGGTTGTATTTTCCTCTCCATCTAAAACATCTGTAATGTCTATTAAGGCTGTTTCACTAGCGAAGCCACTAATATCACATTCATTTACCACCTTAAATAGAGTTGGGTCATTAAAATCCATTTCTTTAGTATGAATTTTCACAGGTATTTGAATTCCATTATCGTCAAATCCTTTCTCAATTTCTTTTATTTGTCCTGAAAAGACACTTCCTATAATAATATGGAAATCTCCATTTTCATCTTCATGCTCAATCATTTGATGAGCTGCTATATTTGTATATCTTGTCCAGGCTTGTAATCGAATATTATAAACTAAACAAGTAGTGGGGAATCCTGAATTAGAATCATCAATATTTAAATAATAATGATTAGGCATCACCCTTTTTCCCCTAAAGGCATTTGCAGTTGTTAAATCAGAACCAGTTTGAATAATAGGGAGTATCTTATCAGAAAGAGAGGATGACCCAAATGTACCCTCTGTAGCCTGTCTCTGAGATAGAGAATAAACAGCATCTTCAGCTAAAAAGAAGGTGTCATTTCCAACCCTTTGGATACTACGGAAAGATTGACAACCCCCATCATAATCTAAAGGTCGAATGGTTGAAGGACTAGTAACAGTATCTATATAGTAAGCAGAATTTTCTAAAAATATGGCAATGGCATCATTTGGAAGTGCGACCATACCAGTCCCTACTTCACGACTCCTGTCATCCCATATGAATTCATTATTGCCATAAGTTTGAAGATTAGGAGGGGCAGAACCTGTATATTTTAATTCATTTAAGGAATCCTTTATTCCAAAAGCATACGCGATAGCCCCTACAACCATTAAATATTTAGCTTTTGGCGCAGAGGGGTACTCGATAGCAAGAATACCAACTGAAGTTTCTCTAGAAATGTCATAATCATGATAGTCGTCAATACCATTAGAAAAATAAATAATATTATTAAAATTTACAAAAGAGAATTTAGTTCCATCTGTAAACCCAGATTTTAATAAGACCCAATCTCCTTTATGTAATCTAAAAATTGAATTCTTACATGAAGCCAAAGTTATAATAACCCCTGTTGTAAGCTTGACTTCATATAAAGAATAAACAGGTGCTTCTGTAGTTCCTGAGGCCCAATAAATTTGGTCTACTTTAAATCCAGCACCACCTGCGAATCCTACAGAATAATTCAATGTAATCCTTACTTCCTCAATATTACCATCGGGAACCCCAGCGATTACCATATCTTCCCAATCATATTTCATTAAATTCCAACCTACAATGAAGGCATCACCATTAGCTTGAGTAGTTTTAGTTAATTCATAATCCTGAAGATCTAAATCATTCCCAAGAGTAAGAGTGATACTATTTAAATTTGTAACAACTGGTAAATTTACCCAAAAATAAAATGACCCAGTTTCTTTTTCTGAAGTTAAGTCAACAAGTGGTAATGTGATATTTTCAATGCTTGCACTTGTACCCACCACTGTGATAGTAAAGGTAACACTCCCCTCACCTTGTTTTTTATTTGTGTTGTCAGTTGCTACGGTACCCGCATCGCCACCAGCTACCCAGGTTCCTAAGCCATTAAAGGTATCCATATGGTGGATCAAAGAAACATCATCTGGAATAGGATTGTAAATATTCTGAATCCCCCGCCTTGATGTTAATTTATTGTCAGCCCCATAAAAAACATTATCAGCCAAAGCTAATTCATTTTCTTTGATTGTGGTTGGTTCTTGCATATTCCAACCTCCAGTGAGATTGTCAAAGACAAATTTATTTGGCATTTTTTATTAAATCATCTTAAATTCTTGAATAGTATTGTATGCATCCTCTTCAAAAACTCTATTTTTTTGAAAAGTAGCCTCATCAAAGAATTTTTGGGCACTGGCTTCTTTCCCGGGGATTATCCCCAAAGCTTTTGAAGTAGCATATAACTCATAAATAAACTGAAGATCTTCTGGAACAATACTTTGATCACCATCTGAAGTTAATTTTTTTGCTTTTTGAGTGTATAAATAAGAGATATATTTATCAACATATTGAATATTATCAATTTTTACACCAGTTTGATCTAAAGCATCTGAATCAAATTCAATGTTTACTACAAAATAATCAATTACTGACAAGTCAGGAGAACCTATTTTAGCCCTATTAAGTGATGGAATAAAAATCCTATTCCATCCTTGATCATAATTTTGACCTTGTACAGAAGAGTCGTATTGTTTTATTGAATAATAATTATTTGAATCATTGCCAAAAGAAACTTCGAAGGCTCTTATCTTTGAATTATCTTCCAAATAGGCCCAAAAAATAATACCCCCTTCATCTAATTGAAAGGAAGAGAGATCAACAGGTGCAAAATCACTATTAAAAATAGTAGCCTTATTGCTCATTGTTGCCGAAACATCGATATCGAAGGAAACAGAACCAGAACCTTGCTTAAAATTGACGGCATCTGTACTTACATTTAAAGCATCATTAATTGCCACCCAAGTGCCATTACCATTAAAGGTATCCATGTCATGAATGGTAGTATAAATAGCAGCTTCATCATAACCAGCATTCAAAAAAATCCTTTCAGCAAACAATGAAACCCTAGAGGGCCTATTTGAAATGCCTGTAGGATAGTCTATCAAAAAACTATTATCTAATACCCTATTACCAACTTGTGTATTTAATAATTGCCTAATAAAAGGCGAGAAGAAATTTTCAGGATTATCATTTAAGCTTTTTGAATATTCATTGTAGGCCAAAACTGGTACTAAATACCCAATGGTTTCTCCAAAGCCCCATGTCATTGAGGAGTCATCCACCATCCATTTCTGGCCTTCATTAATGAAGCGGTCTAGAGTGTCATCACTCCAAATCTTTTTTTTAGGGTCAATCTTTAGATTAGATCTAACATTCCCCCGATTTGTTGTTAAAGTCATTTAAGAGATTATTAGCGACCAATTTTTCTAACCATTCTTTTAGGAGGAGAATTAACAATTTTCTTAGTAACATTCACACCTCTATTCTCAAGAGTTCTTCTAATAGGGGTGGGCATACTTTTTTTTGTTGTAGAACTAGCCATAGCATTTAAGAAATTTTTTGCCCCTCTTCCAACTGATTTTAAAGTTTGAGTAGGGTTTTTAAGGGCTGATTTAACAGCTCTCTTTATTTTATAAGGGGATGCCATAATAGTAATAAGTTATTAAATAATTAAAAATAAGTTTGGAGTTCATTAAAACTAACAATACAATTAGCAGTTTCGACTTCATTTAAAGTAAGGGGGCTTGTACCAACTTTTTCTGCAAGTTGCTCTTGAGTAAGGCCATCAGATTCACGAGCAGAGACAAATAATTCACTTAAATTAAACTCTTGATCAGGATTATTGGTAAACTCCTCTAATTTATCTAAAAATAGATAATAAAGAGCTTTAGTGAGTGAGTATTTTTTAACGATTTCAGACATATTTTGATTAAATTATTCGATAGGTGAACTGTATTTCCCAATCTCTGGCTGTAACATCAGCAGTAGAAGTAAATATTAGCGCGGCCCTATCATTAGTAGTGTCGGCTCGAATACCACAAGATTGAGAAACAACACCACCAAAGGAAGCTGAAGCACCACCAGCACAATCAGTGAAGAGTGAAAAGTTAGAAGCAAATGGTAGCGAGATTCCTAATTCAGTAGCTGAAGAGGAGGAGGTGGGATCAATAGCAACTCTTCCTGAAACGGTACAAGAATTACCAATCCTTAAGTAAGTGAGGTCGGAAACCGTTCCATGAGAAGAGATATTGGAAACATCAGTTAAAGTGGGCGTATAAATCCCGTCTGCGAATCCTAAAGTTGTCCTTGCAGTGGATGCATCTGCATCATCCAATAGGGATAAGATAAAATCAGTAATTGATTTAGCGACAAGGTTTCCTGTGCTTGCGCGAGCAGGAAAAGTATTTGCGGCAAAGCTAGTCTGGGATAAAGTATTTGCCCCAGTTCCTATTGGAAGTGCATTTGCAGCCCAGTCGGCAGCAGCTAAAGCCGTAAGAGTTGCATCTGAAGCTTGAATATCACTGCCTATAGCTAGCCCAAGATTTGTTCTAGCTGCAGAGGCAGTAATTGCATTGGTTCCCCCCATGGTGATGGGAGTTGGAAGGGGTGGGGTAGAATGTAACATAAATTATGCAGTTATTTCAGTGATTAAAGCCGCTCCTGTTGAATTATTTGCCCAAATGCCATCCACTCTTCCTGTATAAGATGTGCTTTCATAAAAACCATATTGTGCAAGGGGGGGAATAGCCACTGTAAAATTAGTCAAAGAAGCAGTAATCCCCTCTTTTAGATAAAGAATTTCTGTAGAATTATTAAAAACAGAATATTTTAATCGTGCTGCATTCGAAGATAGAAGGGTAACGGAAGAAGCTGAATCATTTACTGAAGTTACAACTGATGTTGCTCCTCCTGTCCCTCCACCACCTCCTGAGCCAATATCAGAACCATCTGGATTACAAACGGCTTGAGCAGGTTGACCTGGTGTTGAGGTTGATTCAATGAGTGAATCCTGTTCTTTCTGTTCTTTATTAGATGATATTGCCATAAAAAGGGAGAGTTAATTTAAAATAAACCCTTCCCTTTTTATGATTTTAACACCTTATTTTTAATAAAGTTTTCCTTCAGCTTCAATTTTTTCTAACTTTTCTTTCTTAGTCTTAAGGCCAGAAATATCAACATTATTTTCTTTAGCATATTGATCGATCTCTTCTACGGAACCATGAACAATTCTTGAGATATCAGTCATTGTTTTTTGAGAATTTGCATTTTTATTAGCAGAATCCTTTTTTTCATCATCACGAGCATTAATCCTTTTTTTAGGAACAAATTCTGGCTCAGTGATTTCATAAATATGATTACCTTCAGCATCTAATTGCTGTCTTTTTTCTAAAAGAAGGGAAGGTGGAATAGCAACAACCGTTCCATGCTTTACATTTTTTAACCACACAGTTTCGTCACTATTATTAGTTCCTGAAACTAAATTTTGAATTTTATTCATTTGATTTTTTGGTTGAATTGTAGCCATGATATAAGGAGTTAAGGTTTAAATTTATCCCCTTGCCCAAACATTAGCATGGGCAAGAAATAAACTCAATTATTTTTTACGGCGTAGTACAAGTAATAATCAATTTCCCTTCATGATTTTTTACAGTGATACTTGTAACTGCTGTCCCAGATTCTCTAACATTAGGAACCACTTCATCACCAGAAGTTTCTTTTAATTGAGCTGTAAATACTGTTGCAGCCATAATACTTAAAAGTAATAAATTAAGATTTGACAAGTACTCCATGGTCGTCACGTAACTCAGTAACACCCCAAATAGCGTCAGTCACTACTTTCCAACCAATATCATCAACAGAATAGTCAGTGTTAGTAGTGATATCTCGTTGCATTCCAAGTGCCAAAGCATCTCGATGGAAAAGCATGTTGTTGGTATTGTTTCCTGATTGTACTACTTGATTAGTCATATGAGCTTTAGCTCCATAAATCATCCCAAGTACACCCGTTTCTACTGGCTTGCCATTAACGAAGTCATTAGAAATGTAAGTAGTGATATCGATAATATCTCGTTTAGTTTTTGGTTTGATTACAAAGTGACGATCTTCTTCTGGAACATCAGCTTGATCAAGGGTCATTTGAGCATCAAGAATAACGTCAGTAGTAATAGCAGTGTTATAAACACCTACTGTTTGAGAAAAACCAGTAGCTAAAGCAGCAATTGAGCTATCAATAGCTTTAGCAAGAGCATACCCAGTTTCATGCGTGTATTCAGCATTTAAATCAACATTTGCTTGAACTTCAGCAATTTCTTCCAATAAGAAAGAACATTCATAATGTTTATTTAAAAGCAAAGTCACGTTAAGTTCTGTAGGAGCTTGGAAAGAAACTTTAACTCCTGGAACTTTAACATTAGCAGTTAAATGAGAAATGTTTGGAATCAAAATAGTATTACCTTTTTTTGAATCTGAATCATATCGTTTAACAGCTTTAGCAAGAACAAGTTTAGATTCACGAGCACGGATAACGTCAGTGGACCATTTGGTAGCGATAAAATTATTCGCTGTGGTAGTCGTTATATTGGCCATTTTTTAAAGAAAATTATTTGATAAGAGGTTTTTCCCTTCCTCTTTTTTCTTTAGATACCTAATTCAAGGTGTAGGAATACATCACCATCACCAGTGATTGTTCCATCCACCGCTTGTGTCTTTGTCTTAATGACAATGGCGTCGTCAGCAGCGAATTCGATGTAAGGATCTTTTGGATTAGTTGTAGGAGTAGTAGAAGTAAATCTTTGGGTCTTACCGATAGCAAGAGAAACTCCTGCTGTCAAAGTAGCAACTTCAGTGCCAGCTACAGAAATAGAAATCACACCAGCTGTAGTGGTCTGAGTTCCAGTAGCTTCAGTCCATCTTAGGAAACATTCATCTAAACGAATTACCCCTTTGAAAGGAGCGTAAATGGTGTATTGAGTAGTATCAGCAGCATCACTGATATCAGCTGCGTTCTCAGCACGGACATACATTGGATACATTTTAGTTTAAGTTAAATTATTAATAATTAACTTTTATTTTGAGCTGCTTCATAATCTTTCCAATATTTATTATATTGGTCATCAGGCATTCTAGAGAGTTCAGCCTGAGAGAGTGGTTTAAAACCGCCGCCTTTAGAACCACTACGTGGTTTGATGGTAGTTTTCCGAGAAATAACTTTACCCCCTTCAATTCCAGAAGAAAGTTCACTCCAACATTCTCGCATGTCTCTTCCTAAATTTTCAGGAAGGCGAGAATAATTTCTGAGTACTCTTTCTTGTGAATCAGTGAGATTTAAACTGGCAATAGCAGCATTATCAGAAGCAACAAGTTGATTGATATATTCTTGCTCTTCCAACTCATCTCTTGTGACAACTCCAAGGCTTTTTAATTGGCCTAAAATCTCTTTGGCTTCGGGGTCAAGATTTTGTTTCTCTAACTCTCTTACCCGTTGAGCTAATTTTGTTGCTGAAACATTACTGTTCCTATAAGCAACTTCAAGCTCTTCAGGAGTTTTATATTTATCAGCATACAAACGAGGTTTCTCAACTACTTCTTCATGTTGAGGCTCTTCTTGCACACTATCAGAAGGCTCTTCATCCACAACTTCGGGCTCTTGAGAGGTTTCCAAAGCGGTTTCATCCAAGGTTTCTTCTTGCATATAAATAATGATTATGTAAATAAGCAGCCTGTAATAACAAGCTAAGGCCGGCAGCCTAATCGGGAAGATTAGGCAGGGAAGGGAATTTTTGCCGGCCTTAAGTTATTATTTAATCGAATTATTCAATATATTGAGTCCATTCGTCAAGAAATTCTTTTCTTAATTTTATTTTTTCTTGTAAAGCATCTAATTCTTTAGCTTTGCAATTAAGAAGTTTAGCCCTGCAATATTCCATCTCAGCTACCACTCTTTCAATAATTATTGACCAACCTTCAGAGCGCATGGTTAACCTTACCTTTTCTAAATTTTCTTTAAACTTAGACTCAGCTGTTTCTTGTTCGGCTAAGGCTTCTTTCTCTTCTTCTGATAAGCCAGAATTAAATATTTGGAACTTGCGGAGGTCCACTTTGCTCAGGATTAGGAGGTAAAGGTTGTTCCATTGGAGGTGAAGGAGGTTGACCCTCAGGAGGTGGTGGAGCATTAGGATCTTTCCCTTCTTCCAAAATAGGTTGGGCGGTTGTATCTCCCAATAAGGAATCAATGTCTTTCACATTGAATCCGGACTCCATAATATTTTTATATTCGTTTGGAAGATTTACAGGAACACCAGCTTGAGCATACTGTAAAGAGATATTCCCTCTAGCAATAGCTTCGTTTCTTTTCTCTGAAGGTGTATCAGCTGCCATAGAACCAGTAACAACCTGAGGGGAAAAGCTTCGCGCCATTTCTTGAAAAGCTTCTTTATATACTGTGATAAACTCTGCATCATCCTTACGAATTTCAATATGATCCTCAATGTAATGTGCAGCTATTAAAAGGATCTTGCGTCCTAACTCGGCAACGGCATCATCAAGGTATTCAATCTTCATTCTCATTCTTGTACTTTGTTCTTGAGTCCTCATGCTTGCCCCTGTAACTGTATCGGTGAAGGCGCTAGTAGCTCCGGGCTGAGCATAATTAGTTGTAGAAGAAACATCTTGAATATCACGATTAATTATTTCTTCTTCCTGATAGCCAGATTGAGGGACGACACTCTTTTGAAGAGGCTGAATATCATTTAGATTAGTCGCCTGAATGATATTGTTTGGTCGATGGACCAATTGAAAAGGATTTATTCCTGACCCTTTACGAACAAGCCACTCCGGATAAAGAACAGAATTATTATAATCCATTCTTGTATTACGAAGATTGTTTATTTCTTCTTGTAAAGACATGATAGGCTCAGCCTCACCGATAGCAAAGTATTCCCCTGGTACAGGTTGATCATGCATGGCGACAAAAGGCCGAACAGGACGCCCTAAAGCATCAAAATGTTCCATCTCTTCGAATCGAACTACAACACTATCATCAACTACAGAAATTATATATTCTTTCTCATCTTCTGGCTTACCAGATAGAGAGAATCTTCCATGATATTCATAAAGACCAAAAGAATTTGGATTAATCTTCTTTGTAGCATTAGTAGAAACTACATTATCTTTATTAATCTTTTGAGAAATAGGATCGTAATCTGAAGTAACAGGTTCTTGTTCTAATAACCTCTCCAAATTAAAATAAGTTTCTTCATCTAATTCTCCGATTGTCACTTCTGAACGACTATGACCCACTCCATAAGCTGTGTCTATACTTTCTTCAAAGGGATGGATATCAAAATCAAATACATCAACTGTATTCACATTAGGTAGGATATTGGAAAAGACTTCTTCTTCAATTTCCCTCTCCTCATTCTCATCTTCTTCTTTTCTACTCCTTTTTTTAGTAATGATGTTTGGATCAATCTTCACATGGTAAGTCCCATACGTAAGACGGCCCTTATCCCATAATCTAATCTTATGTTTAAGTTTGTTTTCCGTAAAAACATAGGTCAAATAAGCCTCTAAAACATCTTTAGATGAGTATATTTTAGGCTCCGGCATCTCTTTTGGAACTTTGGTTGGATCAAGGGCTGCTTCTTTTTCGCTAGCTAATGCTTCATCGATCTCATTTTGATTTGCTGTAAAGAATTGTAACGCTGAAGCTTGAAGGGCCACAAGATTAAACTTTGGATTGTGCGCAGTGGTCCTCGATGCTATTTGTTCAATGACCATAAATGTCTTGGGAACCCATACCTTGGATTGCCATTCCTTCCGACCACGACTTTTAAAGATTCTGTAATTTTTATAAAGTTCTAGCCAAACATCTCTTAAACTTTGACTAGCAATACGAATATCACTGCGAAAAGTTGAAATAAAAGCAAGAACTTTTGACTCGTCCTGTGGTTCTAGTGGATTTTTCATAAATAAATCCTTCCCCTTAACAAGAAATTATCAAATTAGTAAAGCTTTGGCAAATAAAAACCTTGGCTTTTCAAATTTGTTTCTCTTTTCCTAATTTTAATAAGGGCCTCAGACTTCTCAGAAGGCAATTCCCCAATGATCTTACAATTATGTCCATCCTTCCCCCCTGAATCACACTTAATACAAAACCATTTTTTCCCTACATGGAGTTTTGTCCTGACAAAAGGAGCCATTTTCAAGTTATCATTCTGTTTAATCAATTCAACTTGATCAGGGAAAATATATGATAAAGTGCCACATGAATTACATTTAGATTGGAATATAGCCATTTAAAAGATTTGTTTAATGAGTACATCATAATTATAATTCTCTCCTTCATCTTCAACAATTGTGCCAACACTAATGGCCATGTATCTAAAGGCGTCTGAGGGATGAGAGGACCAATCATGTTCTGGAGAGTTTTTTAGAGTTTTTTTAAGAATATCATACTCATAATGATAATGTTTTAAAGCTCTTCTTAATGCTTTAGTAGGCTCCTCATTAAATACTACTTGATTAAAGATCTTCCGTGCTTCTTGGATTCCATTCTCTATACTTAAATTCTCTACCCTTTGAGTTCTAAAGCCAGCAGCTCTAAACTGTTCTTCAATGGTTGCCTTACTATCCATTCTTTTAGCATAAGCATCATGTGGCAAGAATAGGAATCCCAATGAATAGTTCTTTTCTTTGATCTTTTCAACATAATGTCCTACATCTTCACCAGTATTTTCGTAATAGTCCATGATTCTTATTTCTCCATTATACTTTTGAAAAAAGATGAAGGCCGCAGTATCAGCCCTTCCTAAATCCGGTACAACATGAACATCGACACCTTTAACATAAGGATAAAGACCAATCCTTCCTTTATCTTTGGCCTCCTTCATTTGACGGGCATAGATGGCTCCTAAACCTTCAACATCATGAGAACAATAATATTCTCTTTGGATGGCCGCCTCACTCATGCCTTCTTTCCTTTCATCTTCAATATCCTTTTCAGTCAAGATTCCGGTATCCTCTACAGTTAAAACCTCATAAAACCACTCTGGATTCATTGAGGCCATCTTTCCTAAATCATGAGAATGATTCTCACCGTTAGGCGTAGTGTTAAAGGCAGCCCATCCACCATTGATCTTGAGGATGGGCCTGATAACATCCCAAACCTGAGGGTTCTGATAAGCGTACTCACTAAATACGCAACCAATAGGATTAGTCCCCCGGATGGCATCATACTTATCCGTTCCAATGATTTGCATGATTGATCCATTCTTTAGCTTAATCTTCATTTCTTGATCATGCTCACTAAGTTTCAACTCTTTAGGGATGAAACTCTTAAAGGCTATACCATCAATCGTTATCCCATCCCAAATAATCTTCTTCCCTTGAGTGTAAGTTGGGAGGAAATAATAATAAAGCCCTACTTTTTCTAAGGCCATACGAAACATCAGATTCCACAAACAAATGTCCTTACCGGCTCGACGATGCCATTCAACAAAAGCACGTTTACCCCCATTAAGAATGAAATCTGTTAAGGGCTTTTGATATTCTCTACGTGTAAAAGGAATGACTATTCGTCCCATGTAATAGTTAATTCACCGGTTAATTCAGTCTTATTTTCAGTCCGTGCACTGAATTCATCTTTAGCCTTACGTTCCAAATACCACTGAGCTGTCTTTAAATCCTCCCCGGAAGCTTTGGTCACTAACTTCTTAGCTTCCCATCTAGGGCGCGTTCTAAGCTCTTCCATTCGCTTGTGGTTATCTCCCATGGATAACCATTCCAGTACAAGCTCATACTCTATTCCTGTCTCAAGAACGACCTCTCTAGGAGTGGCATCTAATAAGAATGCAGCCTCTATTTTTTTAGCTATCTCCAGATTCAATGGATTGGGCGGATTCAATTAATAGTGTGTAAACATCATTTATTCTTTCAGATATCTTTTCTTTTGTCAATTTTGCAGAAAGATAAGGAATTAAACTTGCATCTAAAACCTTACTAGAAGCTAACATAAATAAATCCCTCTCGCACAATTGAGAGGGATTATCAGATTCTAAATTACTTTGGAACAAGTAGGCCATATTTAATATTTTAAATCAACTACTTCCAATTGTGCAACCAATGCTTCAAATACAGGTTTATCTACCCAATACTTTATTCCGTTTGTCAAAGTTATATTATACCTAGAGCTTTCGGTATTAAAATAAGGGTCAGCTGTAATACTTGCAATTTTTTCTTTATGGAGGATTAGATATGCATTACTTGTATTTGAATTGTTAGGATGACCAACAACCTTAACAAATTCAGGACCATCAGCAATTTCTTTACCAAGTATACTAGTCCATTGTGCTTGAGCTACCGGACTTACTAATAAACCTAACACAAATACAGAAAGAACAACGAGCGAGCTTTTAAGAGCTTTCATGGGGTGGAGGGTTAGAAAAATCTAATTAACACAAACAATTTTATTAAATTTTCATAAAAAGTCAACTAAATTCTGCCATTACGAATGATATTCAAAATAATCGACACAACTGCTAAAACCAAAAGAATATGAATCAATCCTCCAAACGCATGAAAACCAACATAGCCTACTAACCACATGATTACGAAGATGACGGCAATGAGGTAGAGAAGACTATTCATAGATTTTTATTTAAGTTAACCCCATATTAACACTTAACAAAAACCTCTGTAAAGAATAACAGAGGTTCTATCCTATTTTGGCCACGGTAGGAAACCGTATTGAGCGTGTCCACTCAATCTAACCTAGAGGGGCTATAACGCTACAAAAAGTATTTTAACTAACAATACGCTGCTGTAAATCCTTTTTTTGTACTCTTCTTACCTTTACCCATAGAAGAACCTTTGGGAGCTTTCATGGAATAAGGATTTCTAACTTGGGTTTTTTTCTTAGCTTTCATGAGATTTAAATTAATTTATGATAATAATCTATCAAATAGAACTTTTCCTATCAAATATGATTATACAATAACAATAAATAAATTGAGAAATTTAATATGATTATATAATGGTTTGACAAAAAAATCTTTCCTTATATAAAACTGTTTGAAGGGCTTGGTGGTAAAATTTTAGCTCTATATTACTTTATCTCTCTCTTTTACTATTAATATTAACTTTTAAATTATAAAGAGATATATATTACCACTTATACACTTTCGATGCTTTCTGTAGCTATTATTTTTGGTAGCATTTTTAATTTTAGGTATATTTTAATTTTACCACCATCCAATTATTTTGGTAGTATTTTGTGGTATTTTCAAAACAAAACTACCTTGTATATTGTATAATGTTTTTTCATATGTCAAATATATACTAAACAACAATTAATACAATGTTGTAAATTGACTCTCACTTTCTTATTTGTTAAGGTGAGTTCACAAAATCTCCCCGCAAAAAAAATGAGAATAAAATATCATAACTTATTGGAATTTAGGCATCGGCCTCTTCAATAAATTTTATTCTCTTTGCGGGGAGTAGAAATTATAAGAGGTCGATTTTTAAATTCTAAAATAAACATGGCTGAACAAAAGTTAACCAATGCTGATAAGGCCTATATGGTAGCCAAAACATTCTTTAATGAGAATAACATTATTAGTTTTAATAAAACCTTTTATTATTATAAGGATGGCATCTTTAGAATGGAATCGACTGATAACACCTTAGCTTGGATCAACAAAGTTTATATTAGTAAGTATGGGCCTACCAATAGTGGTCAAATCCTTGAAGTGGGTAAAATGATTCAGAATCTTACCTATGAAGAGCATAGAAAGGCTATTAAGCAGTTGGATGAGTCTAAGGGCAACAAGATCAATATCAAGTCTGGAATAATGGACCTTGATACCCTAAAGGTAAAACCCTATACCAAATCTGATTTCTGCTTTCACAAGCTTCCCTTTGATTACATTAAAGACCCTAGCTGTCCAGAGTTTGCTAAGTTTCTCACCTCTTCTATGAACTTTGAATGGGAAGAACAAGCTGATCCAACCGATTACCAAGAGGTCATGTATTTTATTCAAGAATGGATGGGCTATTCCCTAATACCAGGTAATCCGTTCCATAAGGCTCTCATTTTATATGGGTCGGGTCGTAATGGGAAGGGGGTGCTCATGAACATATGGTCTCACATATTGGGGGAGCATAACGTCTCATCCGTGGATATTAAGGGGATTAATGATGGGGACACTGTCTTCATGACTAAGAATAAGCTTGTTAATTTCTCTGGGGATATCCAAACAGGACAACAATTGGATACTGGGGTTATAAAGTCAGCGGTAGCGGGAGAAAAGGTGGTGGTTAATGAGAAGTATAAACCTCAATATGATATGAATTTTACAGCCAAACTTATCATAGCTTGCAATGACCTTCCCTATATTCGTTCTGTTGGGGCAGCCATTAAGGAAAGGTTTTATTTACTTCCGTTCCTCCGAGTCTTTGCTGAGCATGAACGCGATCCCTATCTAAAAGATAAACTTAAGACCGAAGCCGCTCATATCTTTAGCTGGGCAGTGAATGGCCTTAAGAGGTTAATGGAACGAGGTCACTTTGTTCCGCCTCAAAGATCCCTTCTATCATCTTCTGACTACCTTAAAAGTCATGATTCAGTGGCGATGTGGATTGATGAGGACAATATCAAAAAGGAGGGTGTGAGAGCCAAACGAGCAGAAGTATGGAAGCATTACAAAGATTACTGTAAGGAGGGCAACCTATACATCATGCAGAAATTTAGATTCTTTAAAAAGCTTGAAGAACTTAAATTCAGACCAACTAGGATCAACGGCACTTATTTTATTGAGGACATGGAACTTCCTAACCAAACACTTTTATGAGTAATGAAGAATTTATAAGAGGGGAATTTATCTTAGAGTTGATTAAAAAAGAGGATGTTTTTGATGATTTTATAATGAGAATTGGTGTTAGGTTGAAAGTAAATGATAACAAAACCCTTATTCAATATTTAAAAAAGGGGTATAAAATTATTAATCATATACCTGAACAATTATTATATTATTCTGACACTGATTCAAAATGGTAGATCTAAACACTAGTATGAAAAAAGAAATTAAAATTCCTGATCCTGTAGTATTTTCTAATGGAGTGGAAAGAAATAATTTTACAGATTTTTTAATAAAATTAGGAGTATTTATTCTATTTATAGCACTTGCATCTCTCCCATTTTTCTCAATTTATATCTTTTTTTTATTCTTAAAATGACTGATCTCAACCTAGCCCTCAAAAAACCCTATGACCTCATGACAGATGATGAATTCGATGCTGTCATGGATTATGAGAAATGGGCTGACAAAGCTAAATATACTACTAAACAATATGTCAGTTTAGGTGAGGCTATGGAGGTTTTCAACGAAAATTTGTATGAATTGGCCTTAGACACTAATAATTTAAACCTTCTATGGCAATTTAAGAAGTGGCGGTCTGGAGATTATCTCGATAAAGACAAAGCCAAAGAACATCCAATAGAGCAAATAGCAGCGTCGCATGGGCTTGACACTAATCGTTCTGATATGGTCTCTTGTCCTTTCCATGAAGATAAGACAGCCTCACTTAAACTTTATAAAAATAGTAATTCTTTCTTCTGTTTCGGTTGTAATAAAGGGGGAGATGGCATCACATTTTTAATGGGTCTACAAAAAATATCATTTACCCAAGCTGTTAAACAATTAATTTAAATATATGAGAAAACACTATTATTTCTCTTCAGAAATAAATTCAGCAAGCACTCAAGAGTTACTTCAGTTTATCAATAATAATGAAGAAAATTTGGTTATATTTTTTGAGACTGAGGGGGGAAATTACGATTGTGTGAATGTGATTATAGATACTTTAAATGAAAATAAAGATAGGATCACATTAGTTGGTACGTTTAAACTATATAGTGGAGGATTCTTAATATTCTTTTCTTTTCAAGGTGAAAAATATATAAACTTTATGGCTATGGGAATGATTCATTTAGCCAATGCCGATTTTTGCTTTGATCAAACTGGTAAAGCTAATGGTGAAACAGATAAATTTCATTTCTCTGAATTTAAAAAGAGAAGGAATACTATAATTAATTTTTGTAAAGATCTAGGACTTAACTATAAAGAGATGTCTAAATTAAGATCTGGAGAAGATGTTTTTTTAGGGAATGAAAGATTGAATCAGTTATTAAAATTAAATCAAAAGAAAAAATGAAACAAACAAAAAAATGCCACGCTTGTAAAGAATATGACGTTATCCCTCCAAGAAGATATTGTTGTGTTGAATGTAAAATAAGAGGGGATAAAACAAATCATTTTATAAGGTCACTTAAAAAACTAAATGTATCCTAAGAACACCCTTCCAAAATATCTGAATTGTGATCAATGTGAAATTGCTGTTCCTCTTTATCTTATTGAACAAAGAATCGCACCATGGGAAAGATATGCCTTCTATAAGTGTTTGATTGAAGGGGGAGAAATTACGCTCACTTGTCCTGATTGTCATAATAAAAATGAAGAAGAAGAGTATAGATTATAATAATAGTATTGACTTTAGTATTAATAATTGATACACTTGGGTCAACAGCTAAGGAAAGCCTTGTCATTTAGACACTATAGGCATAAAACAAATAGCTTTACTTCACAATTAAAGTGGAACTAATAAGCCTTTAGACTCATTAATTAAGCGCCTTTGTGCCAAGATCTTATACTGTTTTATTGGTTCCACTATTTAAAATAATAATTTATGGCTAACACAATTAAGGATGAAATCAGTGATTATCTAACACAATTTAGAATCACTAATGATGATGAAATGTATATTAAACAAGGTGAAGTAGTTGATGAAATATGCAACATTATTAAAGATCATTTAGATTCAATTACTGATAAACAATTAACTTAATACTATGCAACTAAGAAAAGCAACCCGTCAAAAAGCTAAACTTAAAATAGGCCTAGCTGGCCCATCCGGTGCAGGGAAGACATACTCAGCCTTATTATTAGCCTCTGGGATGACCACATGGGATAAGATTGCTGTAATTGATACTGAGAATGGTAGTGGTGATTTATATGCCCATCTAGGTGCATACAATACTCTCACATTACAAGCCCCCTTTTCACCTGAAAGGTACATTGAAGCAATTAAAACATGTGAAGAAGCCGGAATGGAAGTCATTATCATTGATAGTATCACTCATGAATGGTCCGGTAAAGGGGGGTGCTTGGAGCTTCATGGTTCAATGTCTGGCAACTCATTCACAAACTGGGCAAAGATCACTCCTAGACACACAGCTTTTATAGATGCCATCCTCCAAAGTAAATGTCATATCATCACAACAGTTAGAAAAAAACAAGATTACGATATGTCAAAGGACTCCAACGGTAAAACTGAGGTGACTAAGGTCGGGCTGGCCGAAATACAACGTGAGGGATACAGTTACGAAGTGACATTAAACTTTGACGTTAGCATTGACCATTATGTGAAAGCCGATAAAGATAGAACCGGATTATTCATGGATCAACCTGGATTTAAGATCACACCTGATACTGGTAAAATACTAATAAAATGGGCAGAGTCTGGATCAGATCCAATAGAATACAAACCTGACCCTAAAAATATTGAGCCAGATATCAAACGAGACTTAAGAGCCCGTTTAAAAGAGCTAGGAGCAACTGATGATAAGAAAGGAGCTGAGATCATTAACGGGTATCTGGGGACAAAATTTAAGGATGTCAACTGGTTAACTGATCAACAGGCTAAAGCATCTCTAGATAAACTTAATGACTTACCTTTCTAAATATGAATAAACCATCTCTTATTGAAAAATTCTTTAATCAAAAAAATAATCCTAAGTTTAATATTAAAAAAATTAATGAAGAACATAGTCATGCTTGGGGGAGGTGGTGTATTTTTAAACATGAATTAGTTGATGGTGATAGTGAGTGGGAAAATGGATCTTATTATTGGCAAAAAAGAGAATGTAAGGAATGTGGATTTTCTCAATTTAGTTTACAAAAATTATTAATTTAACTTTTTATTTATATGCAATATACAACTTCTGAACAACAGTTCAAACCAGCTCCTGAGGGAACCTTTCAAGCTAAGATCACTGATGTTAGTGAATGGTCTAATCCTAATGGACAAAACAAATTGATTGTTGAATTCACTTTCAATAATCCTGACACTTTAGATGAAATCAAGAAGAAAGAATTCGTTAATCCTGTTATTAGTCAAGGAGATGGATTTAGAGTGTTTGCTGACCTTATCAGTTTAGTTCATCCAGATATTGAACCAGAAGGTGAATTCAATGAAAAAGAACTTCTTAATAAAGAATGTGAAATCACTATCAAACACACTGAAGGTAAAGGAAGGCATGAAGGTAAAGTCTTCTCCAATGTGGTTATGGTCTTGCCGGTAAAAAAAAATACCAAATAATAAAGCTCAAGGGTAATTTTGTCTGTTCTTGTCCAGGTTTTACTTATAGAGGTAAATGCAAGCATGCTACTTTTGAAACAGCTAAGGATGTCTTTAAATCGCCTCAGGAACGAGCTATTGAGAAGAGAGAGGCTGCTAAGCTTGGAAAGGCTATAGCACCTCTCGTTTCTGAAAATAGTGCTTATGAACCGACACAAGAGAAAATTAAGAAAGACCCAGCGTTAGCTTTATTTTTAAACCAAGTATCTTGAAATGGCTCAATGCGAGAAATGTAAAAGAGATAGGGATCAATTCTTAAAATGTAATACTAATTATTATTTACAATGTACTAGATGTGATTCTATAGAAGAAATATCAGAAGGAAGATATTTGATTAATAAACAATTAGAAGAGGTTAAAGAATCTCTAGTGATGCAAGAGTGGTTTAAGAATAATCCTTTGATAATTAAAAAAATAACATTTTGGGAGAAGGTAAAATTATTTTTTTATCACCTGCTTCCTAAAAAATATTGGAAACAAATCAATGAGATAAGACAGGGGGATAAAAGAAAGTAATTTTAAATCAAATATCATGAAAAACGAAACCCCATCAGAGCTAAAAGAACAATCCATCTTTGTTAATTGGTGTAGGGAAATGGGGTTGAAGGTGTGTGCTACGGCTCAAAATACTTACACTCAAAGTTGGAAGGCCTTAAATGAGAATAGGGTGCTTGGGGTTGTAAGAGGTCTTCCGGATCTAGTAGTTATTCTTGATGGTAAGTATCGAAAGGATGGCACTTCTATTTTATTTTTCATAGAAATGAAGAGAAGAGTTGGAGGAAAGGTATCTATCGAGCAAAGGGAATGGATAAAGAAACTGTCAAAATGTATGGGTGTTGAAGCAAATATTTGCAATGGCTCAGAACATGCTATTAACTATTTAAAATCATTCATGGAGGTTGAACCACCATTAAATGATTCATTTATTAACTCACTAAAAAAATGACAGTCAAAGACTTTTCAGATTATACTGGGTATAAGAAACAAACAATTTATATCTATTTAAGGAAAGGAAAGATTAAAGCTAACAGGCTTACTCCTGACCGTTGGGATATCCCTCAAGAAGAAGCTGATTTATGGAAAGAAATGAAAAGTAGGAGAAAATAGTAATAATAGTATTGACTTTTATATCAATGATTGATACAATAGAGACAAGCTAAAAGAAACACCACTGCCTACTTAGGCTCTAATGGTCATAAAAAGCTTTCTAATAGCCTATCATTAACTCTAATGTATGAATAATATTTACTCAATTGGCTTCGATTCCTATCTTGAAGACAATCTAGAAGGATTATGTGAAGAGTATTATGGTCACCCTCAGCCTGACCCCTCAGAACTCTATCAATGGGATCTAGAATTCAGAAACTATTGTCATGAAATATGGGGGGATACAGTAGACGCTTATGAAACAAAAAAAGAAAACATTTACCAATAAAAAAATGGCCGACAAATACATTGTCGCCCTCCACAAAGTTTTATTCATTTGTTATTTATCAACAATTATCCTATTTATTCTCAGCCAAGTTCTCTTTACTACTATTCCTATCCCATCATTACAATGACAAATACAGTTGCAGCTATCACAGGATTTATATTTGGTGCTTTGATTATATTGATAGTAAATTTCTTGTTTTAACCCCCATTCATTTAACTCATGAAAGCATATTTAATTTTAAATCTGATAATTTTAGTAGGCTCGATAATTAATTTTCAACTAGAATCAAAAATTTGGATAATATTTAACTTTTTCTTTTGGATGACGGTTGCCTTCATTTATGGAACTTACGTAGAAAGAAATGATAAAGGTTGGTGGTAAATAATTAACTTAAAAAATGAATAGAGGATATTTCGGAATAGGAACCTTATGGCGAAGTGCTTACCAAATGGGGAATCCCTGAGAATGTTATGAAAGGCCACTCAGTAATCGAATTACCATCTGTTAGAACTGCCAGCTTCAATGTTGCAGTCGCTGGGTCAATAGTTATGTTTGATCGTTTAGTTAAATCAAAGTAATCCACCATTGCCGCTTAAATTTTAAAGTACTGTAATTCCAGGAGTTTAGGCGGGAGGGGTGGCGGAATAGGTAGACGCAAAATGCATTATCTAACGATGGCAGAATAATGTAGGCCAAATTGCAGGGTGACTATACGATTAACACACTAGTTCAAAGAAAGAACCTTAGCCTTGAGCTGAGAGATGCGGGATTGAAAAGTACCGCGTGGACATGTTTATCGGCAAATCTCTGCCCCCTCCGAATAAATCTTTAACTTAATCAAAATGATTTTAAAAGACGACAATAACAAAGAACTTCCTGAAAAAGTTCAAAAACAACTTAAAGAATATGTTGAACGTATTAAAAATATAAAATGGTTTAAACCGGATAAATCAATTGATAAAAAAGAACTGGAGAAACAAGTAAGTTTCTCTTTAGAATGTTTTGGGATAAAGGCTAGTGTCGAATATCGAAAGCTAGAAACTGCTCACGATTGGGATGCTGCTTGGGATGCTGCTCGGGATGCTGCTCGGGATGCTGCTTGGGATGCTGCTTGGGATGCTGCTCGGGATGCTGCTCGGGATGCTGCTCGGGATGCTGCTTGGGATGCTGCTCGGGATGCTGCTTGGGATGCTGCTCGGGATGCTGCTTGGGGTGCACAAGATTTATTAGTTTTAAATTTAGATTCTTACAAAGAAAAATACCCTCAAGGTAACTTTATTAATCTAATTCCTATTTGGGAACTTGGACTATATCCTATTGGAGTAATAGATGGGAAATTTATAATTTATATCCCCCCAATCCGCTCTGATTTTCCCGAGATTAAATGATCTTTATTTCAAATTAATCAACAAAACCTATCACTCAGTAGACATTCAGTGAAAGATTTCAACAATTCAGTGGCCTCTAATAATTAAGAATATGAAACCTAAATACCCAATAATCACAAAGGAAAATTTTGAGTTTTTAACTGATAAATTGGTTTTTAAAAAAAGAAATAAACAAAAAAATCTATATTATTTTATTAAAGTTCAAACACCAAAAACACGTGTTGATTTTTTCAATCTTACTGAAAGAATGTTTGGAGTAGGATTAGGGATTAAAACAACATATGGAGGGAATTATGAGATAGATGGTAGAGAGGATTTATATTCTAAACTTTCCATCCCTAAATTGTGGAATAAAAAATATGGTCAATATGATGGACTTAGAGTGTTTCTAGATTTTGTTTTTAATTGTTTAACTTGTGGTGGAGTAGCCACACAACACTATGGGCAATTCAGCCCTAAAGGATTTAGACATAAATTAAGGCTTGAAAAATTTTGGAAGTCTCAATTTGTGCCTAGTGAAAATATAGCTAAAATTAGCTAGGCAAAGAGGTTAGCTCAAGGATAATGGCTTGAGAGAAAACAAACTGAAACGTTAAGGTTTGTGCCTAAAGGCTCGCCGGGTGGATGGCGGAGTACAGGCTTGATATATTAATTAAATTACTATGAAAGACAATCTAATTGCAGTTGGAAGACATTATTGTGAAAAACTTGGTCAAGTGGTTAGTTGGTTTATTGAAAAAAAAGATAAAGAATTTCATGAGGAAAATAATCAAGGATGCCCCTATTGTCATAAAAGAATCAAATCACTATGAACCTACAAGACCAAGTCACATCATTGGAACTCTCAAAGAAGCTTAAAGAGCTTGGAGTTAAACAGGAAAGCTTGTTTTGGTGGAAAAAATATGATGGGAATTTTATAGTAAATGATATTCCTAGAGATGGGGATGATGAATGTTATTCAGCCTTCTCAACAAGTGAGCTTGGGGAAATAATTTTGAGATTAAATTGGCATGAAATTTATGTTCCATACACTGAAGAATGGCATGAAATAATTAAACAATTGGATATTTTTGCGCAAAGCCCTGGGAGAAATGAGGCTAATGATAGGGCTGAAGTAATCATTTATCTTCTAGAAAATAAGCTAATAACCCTATGAAAACAAACCAAGACTCTGCAGTTGAATCTCTTAAAGAAGAGAAAGAAATTATATTGTGGAATTATTTAAATAAAAAACTAGATTCCAAGACAGCCAAAGAAGTTTGGAATAGAGTAATTAATATTTTTAAAAGATGAATACTATCCAAACTAAAGAATTTGAATTGCTGTTAGATACTTTTGAGTGCTTACTTGCTGACCCAGACACAACAAGAGAAGATTTTATTTTAGCCAGAGAGCAAGCTTTTAAACATTTTTATTCAATTATGGATAAAGCCCTCGAAGAGAAAGACGCTCAGTATAAAGAGTTGCTCGATGTAATAAACGAGTTCCCTGAAATTAGAGATCTAATCAAACTTAGAAAAGAGAAGTTAATATTTTAAAGGGTTAACAAACTTAAAGACCTAAGTTAAAAATATCTAATAAAGTTAACTGAATTATTAAAATGAAAGAAGAAACTTATATTATTGCTGAAGTCAAAGTCCCTAAAGATAGGGATAATTGGATTGAAGAAGGGGGCGAATTTCTATTCAGAAGAAGAAGGTTCAAAAAATGGTGGAGATTTTGGGAGGATAATTATGAAGATGTTCCATGTGAGATAACTAACCTAAAGTCTCGTTAACCCCTAACCCAAAAGAAAGATGGATGAAAAAAATATCATGACACAATTAGGCTATATTATCATGAATTTAAAGACAAAAATTACTCCTGAAGACTCAAGGCTAATAAAAGAGCAATTAGAAGGTTTAGCCAATTTTGTCCGTCAAGAAGAAAGAGAACGGGCAAAGAAGATAATTGAGGGAACATTCTATCATTCTCTTGGCTTGGATGGTCCAGTTTCAATTCCAACAGCCATTAAAAATATGAAACAAGAAGCCCTTAAAAAACTTAACTCTACCGAGAATTAATCCTTAATGTCAACTAACCGGGATTCCCGGTAAAAACTTAACGAAACAGTATGAAATTTTTTTTGGCAATCTTAATATCAACCCTCTTTTCCTGGGCAGCTCACTCAAGCAAGAATTTAACTGCAGCTTTTGTATTTGGAGCCTTAGCAGTAATGCACATTTATTTAATTTTATCTTAAAATAAACAGTATGAAAGTAAAAAAATTATTAAAACCTCCTAATGAAGTTGTGCAAATATGTTCTGATTGTGGGAAGGTGGATGTTTATTTGAATGATAAACATGATTGTTATAATGATGATGGATATAATCGTGAGATGACAGAGGAATTATTTTATAAATAATAATCATGACCAACACTAAACCAACATGGGGGAGAGACTTACACCAGAATATTTTTAAAGGGTGGGCAGTTAGAGATGTAGAAGCTGATGAAATGATTGCCTTCATCAAAAAGGTCGAACAAGACGCTTATAAGAGGGGGTATAAACAGGCGCCAGGATGTGAAAAATGCAGAGGTTGTGATGAATGTGAGGCTTAATTCCAAAAGCAGAGGGGGGATGTACCTCAGTTGGTTAGAGGACCAGGGAAAAGTCGACCGTAAGGAACGACGAAGTACCGGAAGTCGCAATTTCGAACCCTGCCTTCCCCTCTCTACTTATGTAATTAAATAACCTTATAACCATGAAAAAACAATTTAAAGTTGCCTCGAAATGTCCTGATTGTAATGAATTAGTCGTTCTCCCAGGAGGTAATCATCAAACTGAGATGAGAAAGGGAAAGGCTGTTCTTATTCACAAAAAATGTAATTAAATACCATGAAAAGAAAATGCCAAGAATGCAAAAAAATCAAGGAGGTTCAAACTGTAATAGTGGGAGGTTGGAAAGCAGAAGTTTTAGGTTATAAATGTGAAGACTGTGACCCCCCAAGAAATACTGACAACGATGTAATTATCACTTATTAAACCAAATAACTATGGGATAATTCTAGTGATGATAGGAGTAATTTTAATTACTATTGGATTACTTTCTTTGTTCTCTAAATCAATTGAGAGAAGGATTATGGAAGATTCATTGCTAGTCAATGAAGTTAGAAATTGCAATCTACAACTTAAATTTAAAACTATGGACAACGAAATAACAATCAATGGGGAGGTTTATGTGAAGAAAGATAAATTGGATAAATGCAGAGAAGTTCATGATTCTGATTTTCTTTGTACTGAATGCCCAAGTTTTAAAAATATTGTTGAAATAGAAAAACCCTGGCCTCAAGAGGGGGATGAGTACTTTTATATAGGGACTTGTGGTTCAGTAACTTCAGAAGTCTATAATGGCTTAGAAAGCTCACGAGAAAGAATGAGATTCGGTAACTTCTTCCAAACCAAAGAAGAAGCCCAAATGTATTCCCTTAGAATAGAGAGTTTAAGTAAGGGGTTTATGCCAAAAAAAAGCAAAGAGGATATGTGGGTTTTTGATAGGATTTTAGAGAAACCAGTTCAATACTTTTTCCCAGGATCTTTTCTTCTTCCCTTCACATTCCCCACCAAAGAAGAATGTCAGGAGTGGTATGATAAATATGGATCGAGTTGGTTAGCACTTCTTAATGATAAGAAATAATATGTATGTTTTTTTAGGAAGCTGGGCACTTATTATGTCTACATTGGGATACTATCTTCATAAGCACAAAGATGATTTTGATTCAGAAATTGGAATTTTTGCAATATTGTGTTTAGGAATTGTAGCCTCTGGCGGAATTTCTTTTCTAATAATGGTCCTTTTTGCAGTATTATGTGAAGATAGCTCAGGAATTTGTGATCATTTAAGATATTATGATGGGACTTATAACTATTAACCTAAGAACAATGAACAGACCAATTAAATTTAGAGCTTGGTATCCTCCTATGACTAAAGTAGGGAGGGGGACTATGAGTTTGGAAGTTTATGAAAATAATGAAACAGAGCATTTAAATCATGGTATTGAATTAATTCAAGAAGCTCAAACTGTTTTAATGCAATACACAGGCCTAAAAGATACGAATGGCAAAGAGATTTTTGAAGGGGATATTGTAAAGTTTGACAACACTTTAATGGCTGTTAAATGGGTTGCTGGTGGTTTTGAATTTTTCCAAAAGGCATGGAATGAGCTACATAGTATATCACCCTTATGCGAAGTAATCGGAAATATTTACGAAAACCCAGAATTACTTAACCCTAAAAACAATGATTGAAGAACTTGTTAAATATTGGGAGGAGTATAAGAACCAAACTCCTATGATTGATACAGGAGATCATCAATTCCGTTCCAAGCCTAGTACTGAAGAGTTTATGGATTATTTATCAGATAACTTTAAAAAGGATGATTTGTGATATTTGTGGTCAATATATAATTAGAGGTAAGGATCGCACCTTCTGTGCTTGTGGGGAGAAGACTTATAAAATAGTACAAATGCACACCTATAAAGATGAAAACGGTGATGAACAACTAATTTTTACAAACAATGACCAAGAAACCAAATAAAGAAACACTACCTAACTAAAAATAATGAAAATATTCATCATATCTCTCTTATTCTTTTATTTATGTTATTTCTCAATAAAACTTTATTTAAGAAAGAATATTGAAGAAATGAACCAATTAAAACCTAGGCTCACAAGGAGTGAAGAAAAACTCCCCGCTCTCTATCGGGGGTATGGGGTAGGAAGCAATGACGTTCGATAATATCCAGAAGATCAATAGAAAGAATATAATTGCACTCAATATTCTGCCCATCAACGCTTTCTAAAGTGATACTTTAACAATGAAATCATCCCCCCAACAAATAGCATAAGAAGCCCTAATTTCCAATCTTTAGGGATCGTTTCGATACCCATAGCAAGAGACATAATGGCAATAGTATCTAGTGAAGCATCCTTATATTTTTCCATTATTCAGTTGTTATTATATATTTTTTAATTGGTCTCCCCTTTAAAAGAGCCAACGAAGCTTGTGCCTTACTTAATTCATTTGCTGATTTATTTGCATCAAACAATGCTTGATCATAAACCTTTTGAGCTTCTTCTATTGCCTTTTCTAATCCTGGATCAGCATTAAGTTCCTTAAGAACCCATTCCTTAGTAATAGAATTTCCAGGACAAGATTTGGTAGAAAAATTTCTATGAAAATAAATGCCATTATCTTTTATATTCAATTTGTTCTTTAAAATCTTCAATACTGCTAAAACATTATCTTTTGTTTTTCCAGTCCAAACTTGATTATCATAATCTCCCACGACCTCAATTCCAATGGATTTAGTATTTCCTTCTCCAGCATGGACACCAACGATATTCATAGGGCTAAAAAGCCAAATACCATCTTCACCAATAAATAGATGGGGACCAGCTGGCCAGCCCTTTCCTTCATAAAAGGACTTCAACCCATTTATAGATCTTTGACCCTGCCATTCTTGTGTAGTTGGCTTCCAAGTATGGTGAAGGACAATCCTAGAGGGATTTAAAGGGGAAAAATTAAAAGAATTTACATAGGATTCAAATTCTTTTATATTTAGTTTTTTATTGACGATATTCACTAGGCGCAATGATTAATATTTTTAATAATATAACTAGGCCGTTTCTTTGGATACTCTGAAGGAGCAGTAGCTTCTCTGGGTTTATCTATTCCGATTACACGATTAGTACCTTTAATACCAATCATATTTCCATTTTTAGTTCGAAGGGGTTTCGGTTTCATTTATAGGGAGGTTAATAAGAGTATTTAAAGTTTCTGATATCCTTTTTACTTCTTGATAATTTCTATCAATGGTAACAGCACTTTTATATGAAAAGAATACTAATAGACAAATCAATACTAGAATTACTAACTTAAATATTTCACATCCTTTACTCATATATTTTTAAGTTTACTTAATAAGTTTAAAGCTTTTTTTTTGTTAAACGGCCGATAACATTAGTGGGGCAATTAGAGACATCTCCAGCAAGTTTATTCAAAGCCTTAGCAATTTCTAACCTAGAAAAAGTTTCTTCCTTTCTTGCATCAACATCCCTTCTAAAATGTTCTTGAATAATACGATTATAATCACTAATAATCCGGCTGACCTCCTTATCTTTATAATACATATAAAGAAGCATAGCAATACATATTCCCGTAGATCCTCCGCCGACTAATGCTGGTATTATACTTTCCATTGACTTTTGATTATAGAAACATTATAATATTAAGATTTATTTATCACCTAACTTCATTTTATATGAAAGATTTAATAGTAATTTTAGCAAGTATGGCCATATTAGGAACAATATAGTATTATTTCGGATTTTGGGTTGCATTGATTATTTGGGTTATTCTCTACCTTCTTGCTAAAAAATAATTATTCCTTAGGAACGAACCCTCCAAGATAATTTGCCCCTACTAATCCTAGCCCTGTAATGACTGCATTTCTCTTATTTATTAATCCTGGCTTACCTTTAAACTCCCCAGGAGCTTTATTAATCAAATTTTCTTTAGCCAGTAACAGATCAGAAAGAGCTTTATATTTTTTAGCTATTTGGGGGTTGGGCATCATTGCATCGGCCCCCCTTAATGGCTGTTGAAATACATTCCTTAGAGCATAAAACCCACCTTGTTGTTCCTGGTAACGTGCATCAGAAAGTTCAGTTGCATTCTTAATTTGATTTGACGCTATAGTCGGATTGCTGTCGACCTCCATACGTAATTTCCACAAATCATCATAATTTTGTGTTTCAAGCATTCTTGCCATGAACTTATCCTCAAAAGTTTTAAGAATTTGTTTACCACCAAGTTGCATGAAATTTATATTCTGTGAAAGTTCATCTTTTACATTAATAAAATTATTGATCATTTGATCTTTAATTTCATCTGTTAAAGGGATTTCCTTTAAAACAGGTTGCATCTCTTTAGAAATAGCAGCCACTTTCTGGGAAGTAGCTTTTTTAAGAGCCTCAGGCTTCATTTTAGCTGCCCCAGGGATTACTTGTTGAACTGTATTGGCAGCTTGTAAAACTTCTTGAGAAGGAGCAATTGTCGCTTCTTTTTTCCCAAACCATTTAGAAGTATCACCTGAGGTGAAACGATCCTCTTGCATCGCTAATTTCTTTTCAAAATTATTAAGTTGTGGTTGAAGCATTTGAGAAATATTCTCTACACTTTTTTGATTTCTTCCAGCCTGACCCGTTAAAGTCTTCACCGCGCCCTCATTTGCTATTTTATTAGTTAAATTCTTAGTTTTAGTGATAGCTCCTTTAGTCAAAGGAATTATAGGGGCACTTAGCATGGCATTTACCGAGCCAGAAGTAAGACCTCGAGTAAGACCTTCTTTACCAGATAAATTATTATCAGCAGCATTTTGGACCCCTCTTTCAAGGCCAGCAGCTAATTGAACTGAGGGTAGGGGTATATAAGAGGCTCCATTCCTGATGGCATTTTTTTGGCCTGCAACTGTACCCTGGAGTCTGTTAACCGCCTCTTGATCTCCTAAATATGGATCACTTAAGCTTCCCCCTTGTGCTAATTGTAAAGCTGTTCCACGTGCAGTTTCAGCCACATCCGGAATAGAACGAATAGTATCAACTGCTGAATTTTTTAAATCTCTACCAGCACCCCAAACACCTGCAAGCAAATTTCCAACATCTTTTGCAGGTTGCATAAATTGTTGGGCGGGAGTTAATTCTCTTGTTTTAGCAAGTTTATTACTTAAGAAATTCTTAGCACCACCAGCAGATTCTTTGATTTGTTCTCCAATAATTTGAGGAACACTCTTATCTTGAGACATCCAACTATAAGCCTCATCTTTACTCATTACCTTCCCCCCTTCTTCAATAGCTTTAGCCAATTCTGGCTCAGTTATTGAGTAAATTTGACCATCCGGAGCCAGTACTGGATGTTCAATAGTAGGTTGAGGAGTTGGTGGTAGAGGGGCTGGTGTTTGAACTGGTGCGCCAAATGAAGAGGGTGGCGGTGGTTGTGGGGCAGCTCGTTGAGCAGAAATAGCTTTTTCAACTTTTTTTTGAACAAATTGAGGACGTGCTTGCCCTAAAACGGCTGTAAAATTATTTGCTACATTGCTAAGTCCTTGTTTTAAACCACCCCCCTTTTTAGCAATTCCCGTTAATGTAGTTAAAAGTCCGGATAATCCCATTATTTGAATAGTTTAGAAAATACTGAGCCAAATCCTCCAGAAGAAGGCTTAGGAGCTGCTGCAGGAGCTTTAGCCGCTGGTTTTGGGGAAGTTCCTCCACCTCCTTTTAAGTTATTTAAAAGGTTGCTTAACCCTCCGAATGCCCCACTAGCAGGAGCTTGAGGAGCAGGGGCTGCAGGGGAAAATTGTGTTGGTGGAGGGGCGAAAGGAGAACTAGTATTGGCCCCCATTGATTGATCATAATTATAGACAACTTGTTGAGGATTTAGCCCATATGTATTTGACAAACCAGTATATCTGTTGGCTTCTTGGTTATAGTCCATTTGTTTAGCGGAAAGACTTTGATTAACTAAATTCAAAAAATCATTTCTTACTTGGTCATTGATAAAGCGTCCATCTTTGAATTTACCATTGAATTTAGCCCAAATACTATCCGGATTGAATTGTCCAGCTGAATTAGCTGCTAAACTAAATTCTCCTTCACGTACAACAGAAGTTGGATCAAGAGCTTTCATAAATTTAAATACCAATGCGGTATCAGCAGGACCTTGGACTCCAGAACCAATAATATTCTTAAATTCATTAGCAGTTGATTGGATTGTTTTGAAATCTTTAACAGCAGTTTGATTATCAAAATCTGTTCTTAGAGTATTCGCCATTTGGAATTGATCTTGACTCATAGATCTATTCTGATTTGTCAAATCCATCTCGAAACCTTTTTGCTTAAACCAAAGATCTTGTGCGTCTTTTTGTTTGTTGTAATTTCTATCCTCCATTTTCATTATAAATTCTTGATCTGGACCCGGAGCCACTCCAAATTTATAGAAATTGTTTAAAATATTGAATCTTTCTTTTGGATCATTAATATCCTTCCCATATTGTTGTGCCATAGCTAATATTCCAGCTGCTGTTGCTTTTCCACTAGTTTGTTCAACTTGAGTGGTAATTGGAACATTCTTACCTTCATCCTGATAATTTGCATTAAACACTTGAGGCGGTGTTTTAGTATTAGGAACATATCCATAAAAAACTGGATCATTCAAAGAAACCTCACGGCCCTTTGTTACCTTTCCAGGAGTATAATTAGCCTCCTCAAGAACTGCTTTTCCTGTTTGAGGATT